TCGTCGAGGGTGTGGTCGGAGCCACGGACCCCGTCGTTCACCGAGCTCGGCCGCTGGATGTTGAACCGCTTGATCTTCTCGGCGGCGTCGGCGGAGTCGCGACGGTTGGCGACGATGTCGGAGTGACGCTGCTCGGCCTCCGCGATGTCCTTGTCCAGCACCTCACGGCGCGCCACCAGCGCTTTGCGCTCGGTCTTCATCGCTTCGATGGTCGCGGTCTCTTCCGCGGTCAGCTCCGAACGGCTGTCCCGGCGGGCTTCCGCCATCAGCTCTTCGAACTTGGTGTCGAGGGCGAGCTTGCCCTCGTCGATCTTGCTCCGCTCGGCGAGCATGCTGGAAAGGCGCTCGGCGAGCATGTCGAGGATTTCCACGACTGCACTCCTGAATGTCACAGGGAACGGGGGGTTGGTCCGCTCACGGGTGGCTTCGGGTGCTGATCGGGGTGCGCCTCTGGGGCGCTGCGCCATCAGCTGCGCGTAAGCCTGCGCGCTCGCTATGGGGCAGTGTAACGCCAACAGCTACTGATGTGATGGCATCCGGTCGACGAGCTCGTACGGGTCGCCCTCGTCCTGGTGATACGGCCAGAACCGGCGCACCCCACCGAACGTCAGGAACTCGCAGGCCTCGTGCTGCTCGGCCAACAGCACACAGTCGAGCACCCACCGACCGAACCCCGGCTCGTCGATCTCGACCGGGATCTTGAACATGTGCTGCGTCACCCGCTCGCGCGCCGGGTCAAGACTGTCCGGGGTGCGGGCAAACACACACAGATAGCCGCCACCAGGGCCGCCACGTTTGAACGCCCAGCCCGGCTTGTACCCCAGGCCCGCTATCCAGCTAGGCGGTACCACTCGGCCCGAGCCAGATCCACACCAAGCCCACCGGTCCGGGCGTTCGGAGACTCAGGCGTCCCGTCACCAACCGTCGCCAAAGTGTTCGGGTTCGCGGGGAAGGTAACCACGCTCGAATCGAACCCGACCACCTCGAGGATGGTCCGCTGGGTGTAGCCGGCGTTCCACTTGTCCCGCAGCACCATGAAGGCGCAGGACATCTTGCAGTAGTCGCCACGCTCAAGCGTCAAGTACAGGTCACGAGCGTCGGAACGTCGAAGATCCAACGCAGCGAGATTCATGACGCCCAGGTCGCCCGGCTCTGACAACTCAAGGGTACCGTTGCCGACCCTGGCGAATGGACGGCCCTCGTGGTTCTCCAACAGGTTCACGTCTACACGCTCGCTGATGGTCCTGGCCCACGCACCGACGCCCATGATCTCGGTGAATCCACCCCTGTCGGGTCCGCCGTAGATGTCATACGGCTGGTTGTAGGACGTCGAGAACCCAGCGAACCGGCCCACTTCGACCCCATCGCGTGACTCGATGTCACGGAGCTCGATCGCCTGGCCCTCTCGAATCTCAACCTCAGCGAATCGACCGGCCTGCGACCGACGCCGATCAGGCATGGCCCGCACGCCAAGATCGACACCGGCCTCTTTGAGGCGGTTGACGACCTCGTCAGGGATTCGGAGTCGGTTCGCCATTGCTCCCACCAGTCGTCACACCGGGCGTCGCCGGCTGCTTGAAATCACCATCAGGGCGGGCCGGGCCGTAACCGATCATCGCCCGGCCCTCGTCCCGCTCGAGCAGACCCGACGCAAACCCGACATTTGCCGTGTTGAACAAGGTCGGCACCGACGTCCGCAACAGCGCCTCAGGGTCCAACGACACCCGCTGCGGACGAGGCAACAGCATCGAATACACAGCCTCGAGCCACGCCATCCACGCCCCAACCGTGTTCGTCAACAGGGCAAGGTTCCGGCCTTCGACGTTGGCGTACGTCATCGAATCGCCAGACGACCCGCCGATCGCCTCCGGGGGGACACCGAAGAACATGCACACGTCAGCGACGTTCGCGCTGATCGTCTCGAGGAACTGAGACTCCTCGGCGTTCACGCTGATCATGTTCAATTCCCAGGCGTTGCCGGTCACCAGCGGTTCACGGGAACGCACCGCTTGCTGATAGCGGCTCTTGATCTCCGCCGCTACCGCCTGACCGACGTTCGGCTGGTCGGTCACCTTGAGATGCGACACCGGCTGGCCTTGAGCGTCGAAGTAGTCCCGCCCGAACTTCGTGGCCGACATCCCGAGTCGGATCTTGGCGGCGGCATGGCCGATCACCGACCGACCCACCGGCTGACCCGGCGACACCCGCAACGACGGCGCCACCCACAACGACCCGCCTTCCTGCCACAGTTCGACAGGCTTCCCGTCGGCGTACCAACGCCAGCGGCCGTTGTCATCCCACCATGTCACGAGATCCGGGTGCAACGGCAGGATCTTCCGAGGCCAACCCGACGGCTCGAACGACGTCACCAGACCCGCCGCGTAACCCCGCAGCATCACCGACTCGAGAGCTTGCGAACGCCAGTGCTCACCGGACATCTGCGGGTCGGGGTGAGGGTTTGCCACCACAGTCGGGCGGGCGGGGGTGTCACCGATGTACGCCGGCATCTGCCAGCCGACCAGACGGACAAGCAGGTCGACGCAGCCGTACACGGCTCCGTGTGTCTGGGCGCTCTCGTAGCCGATCGACTGCTGCGCCGAGACCACCCCACCGGCACCGAGGAACCCGGCGAGCAGCGACGCCGTCGAATCGGACCGCTGCTCCTGACGTTGACCGGCGAGCACGGCGGCGATGTCACGCAAACCCACTAGCGCTCACCCCTCGCAGCCAGACCGGCCAACACGCCCGACAGCACACCGACCACAGCCAGCCCGCCCGTCAGACCATCACGTCCCCACTGCGACACCAGCGCGCCAACAACACACGCCAGACTCAACGCCACAAACGCGGCTGTCCTCACAGTGAACCCACCACCACCCCCATAGCATAACCACGACACCCGTGTAACGACATGCACCCTGTCACCAGAACGAACCCAACGGGTCCGACACAGCCTCCCGACCAGCCAACACCCCGCCCAACGCCAACGTCACCGCCACCAACGGACTGATATCCACCACCGTCGACCGGCGCGCCCAATACCACCCGCCATCCTCAGACGGCCGCTTCACCGCCCCCTCAAGAGCGGCACGCAACTCGAGCTGCCCGTAATGCCCGAACACCCCAGACCGCACCGCCGCCTCGAGCTCCACACACGACTGCCGGGCCTCCGGGCCAGACACCCGCACCCCCGGCCAGTCCGCCGCCTGCGACGCCGACGCCCCCCGAGGATCCAACAACCACACCCCACCCCACCTCGAGCGCAGCTCCGACACCCGGCCGGCCAGCCACGACACCCCCTCACCGTGGGCGACAAGCTCGACATGCGGCACACCGTCAGGGCGACGCCAACACGCAGCCACAGCCGCCGACGCCTGATCCGGTGACACGTCCACCGCGAACACCAGCCCCGACCCCGGGCGTTCAACCCCCGCCGCCACACACCCATCCCACATGTGCAACGGGATCGCCGGGTCCGCACGCTGCGACGTCCGCTGGTTCAACGCCTGACGCCTGAACCCCGACAACCCATCGGGGACAAGCAGCGCCTCCCGGTGCTCCGCCGCCACCGTCGCCTCGTCGATCGTCACCCCCAACGCAGGCATGCACCCCCACCACGTCGCCGGGTCACCAGGGTCAGCGTCCTCCGGAGCCGAGTACTCGATGAAACACAACCGGTCGGCGTCGCACGTCCCGGCCTCCACCGCCGCCCGGCCGGCGTCCACCCACGAGTGAAACCACTCCGACTCGCCCGCCGGACCGACCGTCGAGATGATCCACAGCTGCGCGCCGGGCAACCCGTCACGGTGACGGGTCTTCATCGCCGGCCGCAACGCCTGATGCAGCCGGTCATCAGGCTGGGCCATCGCCTCGTCGATCATCCCCAGGTCAACCACCTGGCCGTGACCCGACTGTTTCTTCGACGCCATCAACGTCTGCATCGACTGGTTCCGGAACTTCACATGCTCCGAACCGTTCTGCTTCCGCACCCCCTCCGACCCGGCCGCCAGAAACTCGGCGAGCGGCGACGCCTCCAACGTCGGAACGTGCTCCTCCATCCACTTCTGCCGGGCGTCCAACGCCGTTTGCATCGTCCACTTCACGTGGATCCCAGGCCAGCGCAACGCCCGCTGCACCCACACCGGCAGCGTCAGGGTGGTCTTGCCTTGCTGCCGCATGACCGTCACGACCACCGTCCGGTAGAACAGGCGACCAGTTTCCGGGTCGATCTCCCCAGTGACGTCGGCTACCTCGCGCTGCCACGCCATCAACGGCGACCCGAGCTTGGCGGCAACGAACGCGATTTCGCC